TAATGACAAATCCAGAAGATGACGTATTTGAGAAAATAATCTTAGAGCAAGAACATAAAGAGATACAGTGGAGACTGGTAGTGTCCAGATTCCGAGAGATCGAGTACCTCCACCTAAGAAAGTACTACTTAGATTTTGAGGGAGAATACCAACCTACTAAAGAGGGAGCTTGTATTCCTTTTGAAATTAATAGTTTATCTAATCTATTTGAAGCACTTATTCAGCTTCTATCTAAGGCTGAGAGTAAGGACGCTATAAAAACACATTTTAACGAACTCCTTGAGAACCTATATGACTAAAGAACTACTAGATACTGCCGCTAAGGCATATTATGAGGGTCAACCTCTTTTATCGGATGAAGAATTTGATAGACTTGCAGAGGAGGTAGGTTATAATCCTGTGGGTTATAATCCTGATGCTAAACGAAAGCATACGTACCCTTTGTACTCCTTGCAGAAAGTTTTTCTGGGGGAGGATTCACCTCCTGAATATAGTGAGAAAACTACTGAAACTCCTAAACTTGATGGTGCTGCTATTGCTCTTGAGTACCAGAATGGTTCACTTAAAGGGGTACTAACTAGAGGCAATGGGGAGGAGGGCGTAGATGTAACAGATAAGTTTATCTTTAGTAACATTGTGCCTCAAAGTATGGGAGCTAATAATGACGAGATTATCCAAGTTACGGGGGAATTAGTAGCGGATAAAAGTATTCCCAATGCCAGAAACTATGCGGCAGGTGCTCTAAATCTTAAGTCTATTAAGGAGTTTTCGAGTAGAGAATTAACTTTCATTGCATATAGTATACGAGGGGCTAATTACGAGTCTAAAAGCTATACCCAGGATATGCAGTATCTTAAGGAGTTGGGGTTTAATACTGTTATTGACAGTAGTTGGGATAAGTTTCCTAAAGATGGAAAGGTTTTCAGAGTTGATAGTAACTCTTACTTTAATAAGTTAGGATATACTGCTCACCACCCTCGAGGAGCTTATGCACTCAAAACTAGGGAAAGAGGTGTGGAAACTACCTTATTGGACGTAGTTTGGCAAGTTGGTAAATCAGGAAAGGTAACCCCCGTAGCCATTTTAGACCCTATTAAAATTGAGGATGCGAGGATTACAAGAGCAACCTTAAACAACATGGCTTATATCAAAAGTTTAAATTTAGAGATAGGTTGTCAAGTTGAGGTTATTAGAGCTGGCAAGATTATTCCTTGTGTTGTTAGTAGAGTCCGTTAACATATCAAAAAATAACTCTTGACAATCAGGTTAGATTTTAGTATAATATACATTAGAAATTGAGAGAAAAACGAAATGAAATTTCAAACAATAGTACCACCCACCCGATGTCCCAGTTGTGGGTCAAAATTAGGATTAGTAAAAGATCAGCTATTCTGCAGCAACCCCGATTGCGAAGCTACCTCAAGTAAGAAAGTTGAGCATTTTGCTAAAACGCTAAAAATAAAAGGGCTAGGGCCTAAAACTATTGAAAAACTTTCCCTCAGTTCCCCTACGGAAATATATAGTATTTCCCAAGCAGAAATCATCAGTATACTTGGTGAAAAGATGGGAGAAAAGTTATCTAGTCAGATTGAATTAAGTAAAAAATCTGACTTAATACTTCTAATTCCTGCCTTTTCGATTCCCCTTATAGGTAATACGGCTTCCAAAAAACTAGTAAAAGTGATATCGGATATACACGATATAACCCCAAATAAATGTATGGAAGCGGGTTTAGGACCTAAAGCGTGTGCTAATTTAAATAATTGGCTGGAAACTGAATTTTACGGTGATTTAGAGTATCTGCCTTTTGATTTTAAGGCAGAAGTAGTAGATGTAATACAAGATATTGGTAAAACAGTGTGTATTACAGGTAAACTGAATGACTTCAAGAATAGATCCTTAGCAGGGGAGTACTTGGAGTCTTTTGGTTTTAAGGTAGCCTCTTCAGTAACTAAGAAAACAGATTATCTAGTAGATGAAGAAGATAAGCAATCAAGTAAACGTACTAAGGCAGAGAGTCTTGGTATTTCAATCATAACAATTAAAGAAATTTTTAAAAAGGAAAATATAAATGGCTAATACTCCAAAGTGGACTGAAGACCGCACACGTATTCTAACAGCAATAGTAGAGGGGATGGATACAATTTCACAAGATACAGTAGCATCTACTGCTCTAGAACTTGAGACGACTACTCGTTCCATTAGTTCTAAACTTCGCAAGATGGGCTATGACGTAGAACTTGCTTCTACAGCACATAAGAAAGCATTCTCTGATGAACAAGAGGCTTCTTTACGTACTTTTGTAGAGTCTAATAGTGGTTCTATGACGTATACAGACATCGCTAATAACTGGGAAGATAGTAACTTCACAGCTAAACAGGTTCAGGGTAAAATCCTCTCTATGGAGCTAACGGGACATGTTAAACCTGCTGAAAAGGTTGAAGTTGTTCGCACGTACACTCCTGCAGAGGAAACAACTTTCTTAGATATGGTATCTAGTGGTTCTTTTGTAGAGGATATTGCTGATGCACTAGGTAAGAGCATTAACTCTGTTCGTGGAAAGGCTTTATCATTCTTACGTAGTGGTGATATTAATTCTATCCCTAAACAGAAAGAGTCTCGTGCTAAGGCACAGATTGATGCTCTAACAGAGTTAGGTGATATTTCGGCAATGACTGTAGAACAGATTGCAGATACTATTGATAAGACTGCTCGAGGTGTTAAAACAATGCTCACTCGAAGAGCCCTAGTATGTTCTAACTACGACGGTGCTAAGAAAGCCGCTAAGAACGCAGCAGCTTAGTATAATTAAATAGTTATTAAGGGAGTAGCAGTTCCATCTGTTATTCCCTTTTTTTATGTATGAAGGAGGGTTTATGAAAATTATCGCCAAATTCGCAGATGTGGATTCATTCACAGCTGCCGAAGCTATCAGAAGAACTAAAGATATGTTGGGAGATTTTTCGGAAGTAAAAGCTTATCCCAGTACTGCAGATCCTTGGGATACTATATACTTTGCTATTCAGCAAATAATTACAGACGAGCAATTAAATCTGTTGTTTGATGAAGGACCTTTATACTTAAAAAAGCTAAGTAAACTAAGGTCTCTGACGATAGAGAAGTTAACTAAGGAATTGGATGAAGTAATCACAGATAATGAATATAAGGCGGAATAATGGATATAGGTGCAATAGTATTACATATGCTATTGGAGGATCAAAGTTTAGATGGTTGGGCACGAGTTAAAAGCGAGTTTTTTGATGAGTCCTATAGTTCTCTTTATACCAGTATCAATAGATTTTATAACGATAAAAACTATATCCCTTCCTTTGAAGATTTAGAGTTAGTTACTAGAGATTTAAAAACTGAAAAAGATTTAACAGCCATAAAACTTCTTGAGATTCCAGAAGTAGAATTAGATTTAGCGATTGATGCTTTAACGGATCAATATACTCAAAATGAGGCATTAAAATTAATAGATAAATATGTTGATGATATTACTATCAAAGATACCTTAGAGGTTAAAGAAGGCTTATCAGAGATAGTATTAAAACTAGATGAAAAGACTCATACAGATGAAACCGTTGCTGATATGAGTAACCTTATGATATTCCAAGAAGAGGGTACAGATGAACATTCCTGTATTCCTTTAGGGATTAGTAACGATTATGATAGTAAGGTAGGTGGCGCTTATAGAGAAGAGCTTATTCTACTAGGAGGTAAAAGAGGTTCAGGGAAGTCCTTGGTATGTGCAAATATGGTAGCTAACCAGTACGCTATGGGAAAAACTGCGATATACTTTACTATTGAAATGACCGCGTTGGAAACCTTCCAGCGTATTAATAGTATATTATCGGGAGTCTCTTATGCTAATATTAGGAAGAATAGACTAGAAGAACATGAGATTAATAGCCTTGCGGAACTAAGGGCTGGTATGTTTCAAGATAGTGACAAAGTATATGAGAGATTCTTAGATAAAAGAGATCCTTTAGACTTTGAAAGAAAGCTAACTACTGAGCATAAGTTAAAAGAAGATAATCAGGTAATAATTGTAGATGATAGATCCCTATCTTTAACAAGTATTGATCTACAATTGCAGAAAGCTAAAGCTCAGTTTGGGGATAGCCTAGGGTTAGTAGTTGTAGACTATGTTAATCAGATTGAAACAGGGGCTGGTAAAGATTTATATGATTGGCAATCCCAGATATTTGCAAGTAAAAAGTTAAAAGAGTTCGCCAGAAAGTATGATGTAGCTATGATTAGCCCTTACCAGATTGATGACAATGGTACTACAAGGTTTGCTAAAGGGTTGCTCGATAGTCCTGACTCTGCATTCTTAATTGATGCACATAGCAAAGACGACGCAGCAATTACATTTACTTCCACTAAAGTTAGGAGTGGCCCAGAACTAGAGTTTACCTCTACTATGAACTGGGATAGCTTGAAGCTTGGCCCCTATAATGTACCTAAACCCTCTAAGGAAGAGGATGAGAAAGATGTGAAAGATGTTGGAAAGAAAGAACCTAAGAAAGAAGAAGGAGATCTACCTTGGTAAATGTTGAAGAATTACTAAACAAACACCAAATCCCTTTTAATCCTAAGGGACAGGATTACGTGGTAAGTTGTCTAAACCCCGATCATGAAGATAATAACCCGTCTATGCACGTAGACCAACAAGAAGGCACATTCCACTGTTTTAGTTGCGGGTTTAAAGGTAATGTATTTAAGTTCTTTAATATAGATAGAAATTGGCAAGACCTTAGAGTACGTCAACTAAAGGATAAGATTGCTATTATTAAAGCTAATAGTACTGGATTGTCTCTCCCTGGTGGCGCAGCCCCTTATACTAGACATTTCAGAGATATAGATAAAAGAACTTTAGCAAAATATAAGGCCTTTACACACAAGGATTACGAGGGAAGGATAGTGTTTCCTTTACCTGATATTACAGGGAAGATAAGAGCTTTTATTGGCAGGTACATTAATAGTAATGCCCGTCCGAAGTATATGATTAAACCGTCTGGAGCAGATTTACCTTTATTTCCTTCCGTAGCAAACCCTATAGAGGGGTCTGTTATTTTAGTAGAGGGTATATTTGATGCTTTAAATTTAATAGACAAGGGTTTATCAAATGCTGTAGCAATATTAGGTGCTAATAATATACAATTAGATAAGATTGAAAATTTAAGATTACAAGGTGTACACACAATATATACAATGTTTGATGGAGACGACGCAGGTAGAAAAGCCTCTAAGAACGCCAAAAGACTATTACAAGAGAAATTTATCATCAGTGAAGAAACCGTTTTAGAGTTACCAGAGGGTTTAGACCCTGGAGACCTGTCTTTAGAAGACATAAAACATATCAAGGAGAATTTATATGGCAGCAGTAGCAGTAATTGATAAAGCCCCTAATGGGTTTAATTATAGTAAATACTTTAACTTTGAGTATGATAACTACCATTTATCATCTACTAAAGTTAAAAAACTATTAAAAAAGGATGTAGATTTAAATTTTGACTCAGATGCTTATGAGTATGTAATCTTAATTGGTTCCGAAGCCTCAAAATTTATTGCAGGAGTTAGTTCAGTAACAGAGTTCGCAGGTCATTTGATTGATAGTAAATTTATTCCCATGATTAACCCTGCTATGCTCAGTTTTAAGCCAGATGCTAAACCGCTATTTGATAGGGCTTTAGGGAAGTTAAATGGATATATAGCAGGTGAAAAACCTCCTACAGTTACTGGAGAGTTTGAAGGAATTACAGAAGAGGAAAGAGCTAATGAGTATCTGGAAGAAATTCTTAGGGATGAAACGATTAAGTTTGTGGCGTGCGATACAGAAACAACGTCTTTATACCCACGAGACGGTTATGTATTGGGTATTAGCCTTACACATAAAAGTGCACAAGGTGTCTACATATCCACTGAATGTATTGGAGAGTATACGGAACGACTTCTGCAAGATTTGTTCTCCACTAGACTAGTAGTATTCCATAATGCAAAATTTGATATAGCTATGTTGGAATACCACTTTAGTTTTAAGTTCCCTAAAGTATCTGATACAATGCTTATGCATTACGTATTGGATGAAACACAAGGAACTCACGGTCTAAAGTCTCTGGCAATGAAATACACAGATTACGGAGACTATGATAAGGCTCTGGACGACTTTAAAACTCAATACTGTAAAGAGCATAAAATTTTAAAAGGTGCTTTCACATATGATCTTATACCTTTTGATATTATGTATGAGTATGCAGCTATTGATACTGCCGTAACCTATGATCTGTACAAAATGTTTAGTAAGAAAATTGTAAAGAGTGTCCAACTTACTAAAGTATATAAAGAGCTGTTAGTTCCTGGGATGTTATTCCTAAAGGATGTTCAAGAAAATGGAGTTCCTTTTGATAAAGAGAGACTTCTTAAAGTCCAGAAGCTTATGGAACACGAAGTTCGGGAGGCTAAAGAGAAACTTTACGAGTACCCCGAAGTTCATAAATTTGAAGAGGATCAAGAAAAGGTATTCAACCCAAATAGTACACAACAACTTAGAATTTTACTCTTTGATTATGTAGGTCTTACTCCTACAGGAAAGCTTACAGGTACAGGTGCTGCTTCAACGGATGCAGAAGTCTTAAAACAATTAGCGGAAGAACACCCCATTCCTGGAGTTATCCTTAATATCCGACAGAAGTCTAAAATTAAGAATACTTACCTTGATAAGATTATACCAGAGATAGACAGAGACGGGTGTCTTAGAACTTACTTTAATCTTACGTCTACTACCTCAGGTAGACTATCTAGTAGTGGAAAGCTCAATATGCAGCAGCTACCTAGAGATAACGCAGCGGTGAAAGGATGTATTAAAGCAAGACCTGGTTATAAGATTTTACAGCAAGATTTAGCTACTGCTGAAGTTTATGTAGCGGCTATTCTTAGTGGGGATAAAAACCTACAAAACGTATTTAAAAGTGGTGGTGATTTACACTCTACAGTAGCTAAAATGGTATTTCAGCTACCTCAGGAAGTGGATGATATTAAAGAAAAAGCCCCTACACAGAGACAGGCTGCAAAAGCCATTACATTTGGGATTAACTAAATAGTCCTCCTATTAAGCAATTAATAGGTAATAAACCCACTCAATTGACTGGAAACCTAAGTTCTACTATTGAATAAGGCAATCAGCAGCCAGCGTTTCTTGGGAAAGATTCAAATGGTTCAGAGACTCACAGCATTTCTAGAACAGAAATGGACTGGGATAGGTTAGAAATTTAACACTTGACATTTTCGTTAAATTTTAGTATAATTATCTTCTAAATGTAGATTTTGGTACTTAAAATAACTTATAAAAGGTGGGCATCTAATGAAAGAAGTTACAAGCGAAACGTATTATAAACTTAAAAAACAGGGGAATACTAGGGCTAAGATTGCAGAGGTTTTTGAGATTCCAGAATGGAAACTGAAAAAAGTAATTGCGAAGAATGGGTGGGGAACAAAAAAACGGGTCATTAATAATGAGCAGGCTTTTTTAAACTACTCCGAAGATAGCTGTTATTGGGCAGGGTTTATAGCTGCAGATGGCTGTATGACGGGTGGTGTGCTAAAAATAATGTTACACTATGATGACACCTCTCATTTGAAAAAGTTTAAGCAATTTGTACAGTCCTCTCATACAATTAGTTCTAATACAGATAAATATTATAGAAGTGAGATAGGGTTTAAGAACTCTCAGATCCGTGAAGATTTAATAGGTAACTTTAATATAACACCAAATAAATCTTTAACATACAAGTTACCTAATATACCTGAGAAATGGTTTAAGCATTTTCTTAGAGGTTACTTTGATGGAGATGGGTGTATTTGCGAAAGTTTCAGTAATAGAGCTTCTATTACTGCTACCTTATATACTACAATAACTGGTAGTAACTCTCTTATAGAATCTGTTTATAGTAGGCTAACCAGTACCTTAGGTATTACAGGTACGATACAACAAAAGCCTAGTGTTAAAATTATAAAATATAATACGAATGCCTCTATAAGATTACTAGACTATTTATACGCTGATAGCAGCATATATCTAGACAGAAAGTATCTTTTGTACAGAGAAATCGTTGTAACAGGGAATAGAAAGATTAGATGAAGGTATAGTCCGTGCCTCAGGAAACTGGGGAATAACATGTATGTATGGTTCAGGGCCTGCTAAGGTATCAGAGACAGTTAGTAAGGATAGTGGGAAACCTTTCACAGTTCAAGATGCTAAGGATACAATTGCTAAATACTTTGAAACGTTTTCTAAATTAAAAACATGGCTAAATAAGTCTAAAGAAGAGATTGAAGGATATGGATACATATATAGTATATTTGGACGTAAGCGTCGTCTTCCTAATGTTTTTAGTAATGATAAGGGAATTGCATCACATGAAGTACGCAGTGGTATTAACTTCCTTATTCAGTCTGTTGCTTCTGATATTAATTTACTGGCAGGCATCGAGCTCAACCAGTGGATAAAAGACAGTGGTAAAGATGCTAAAATTATTGCCCTCGTACATGATTCATTAGTGCTTGAAGTTAAAGAAGAGGACGTGGAAATAGTATCTAAGAAAATGGCGGAATTAACACAAAAGGATCGAGGTTGCTCTATCCCAGGTCAGCCAGTCGGTGTTGACTTAGACATTGGAGATGATTATGCCTTCGGAAAGTTTGAAAAGCAATACCCTGAGTTTATTTGATATTCACTGGCCCGTCTGGCCTCTAAGAACCCACGAGAGTATTAGTAAAGGCCTAATTACGGATAGTAGAGGGACTAGAAGGTTGGACTTAGAAGACAAAAGTCTGCCCTTTACTAAAAGAAGGCTTATAGCTAAGGAACTAGAGGACTACAAACTCTACCCTCTAAAAAAGAATATTTGGACTTTTAAAGACCTAATTCTCTCAGGTTCTAGAGACTTTATTGCTTATGATGGTATTATATTTAAGTACAAGAAAAGTAATTATTACCCACTAATTTATAGAGAGGTTATTTGGCGAAAGTATACTAGTAATTCCACTATATTTGGTGTAAAAGATGTTAGTAGCCCTTTTGAAGTAAAGGGTAAATTAAACTTAGAGGCGGTATACGCTGGAGTACTAAAGGTGGGTAGAGGTTACTTACTATATGAAATGACTAATACAAGACTAAAAGACACTAGGAGAATGATATGAATAAAGTGGTTATATCTAATAGAATTTATATACCTGCTGACGCTAAACGACAGGAACTAATAGATAAGGAACTTACATATTTAATTCCTAATTATAACCCTATGGATCCTCCAACGGTTATAAAAAATATGGCTCGTATTAGTAGTAAACTAGTTAGTGTACCTTCAGGCAGAATAGATTTAATACCTGAAGGAGCTGAAATCATTGATAAGAGGACTTTAGTTCCAGAAATTTTTCCAAAGTTCAAATTTGACTTGAGGGATAGCCAAGCTGCAATTCATAATGACATAACTGATAACGCAATGATTAATGCTCTCCCTGGGTGGGGAAAAACCTTTATAGCATTGGCCATTGCAGAAAAATTGCAACAGAAAACACTTATTGTTGTCCACACTTTGCCACTTCGCAATCAGTGGGTTAGTGAGGTAAAGAAATGCTTTGGTTTTCAACCAGGAATTATTGGGAGCGGCAAATTCGATATCAAACCCAAAATTGTAATAGCAAATGTTCAAAGTTTAAAAAAGTATGTCGCAGAGCTAAGGGAAACGTTTGGTTTATTAGTACTGGACGAGTGTCACCACACCTCTGCTCCCACCTTTTCAAATATAGTAGATAAGTCGTGTGCAAGATATAAGATAGGATTAAGTGGTACTCTAAAAAGGAAAGATGGTAAGCACGTAATCTTTAATGATTACTTTGGTTTTAATAGATATGTGCCTCCAAAAGAGAATGTAATGACTCCTAGAGTTCAAGTCATCAAATCAGATATTAGATTCCCAGACAGCAACAAGATACCTTGGGCTAAAAGGGTTAATGCTGTTGCATATGATGAAAAGTATCAACACATGGTAGCTATGCTAGCTAGTACCTATGCCGCAAAAGGTCATAAGGTTTTAGTTATAAGTGATAGAGTCCAATTTTTAAAACGCTGCGCCAGCCTAACGGGAAATAATGCAGTATGTGTTACAGGAGAACTAGCGGATGGGGAAAGGCAAGTACAACTACAGAAAATCAAAAATGATGAGGCAGATATCCTTTATGGGTCTCAGAATATATTTAGCGAAGGTATTTCACTTAACGAGTTATCTTGTCTTATTCTGGGCTCTCCTATCAATAATGAACCTTTGTTAGTACAAATTATTGGTAGAGTTATTAGGAAGTTAGAAGAGAAACAACAACCTTTAATTGTAGATATTAATTTTAAAGGCAATACGGCAGCTCGACAAGCAAAAGCTAGAATGGGCGTATACATAAGAGAGGGTTATGATATAAGCACAATAGCTGCTTAAAAATACTTCTTGACAGAAAGGTTATTTTATAGTATAATATACATTATGAAAACTTATAAAAGAAATACATTAATAAAGGAATTACAGTATTTTGCAGAGTACTTAGGAAGAACCCCCAAGTGTCAGGAACTAGATGATTTAATGCCTAGCTTAAATACATTTATTAGATACTTCGGCTCTTGGAACCTTGCATTAAAAGCAGCTGGTTTAACTTTAGCTAACCATACTAATATAGTTAGATCTAAAGAAGAACTATTAGAGCTTTTAGTTGCTTACTCTAAAGTAATAGGACGAACTCCTACAAAGACAGAGGTTCAAAATAATAAAGAAATGCCTTCGGCTACAACGTATACTAAACATTTTGGTTCTTACGGACAGGCGTGCGAAAAAGCCGACCTTTTAGTAAATACAAGAGCCTCACATATAGATAAAGAAAGTCTCGCTCTATCGTACAATAAAGAGTGGTTACAGAAAGAGAATAAAACTAAAACAATTAGGGATATTAATAAAGAGCTAGGTTTCAAATCTTTAGATAACTTAAATAAGAGGTTCAAGGAACTAGATATTAAACCCGTACTACATAAAGAATCACTAAAAGAAAAAGAGTGGTTAGATTCTTTAGGTATTACAGAGCGGCAGTATCCGATAGTGAATTATAGAGTTGATGGATACGATCCTGAGACTAATACAGTGTACGAGTTCTTAGGTGATTACTGGCACGGTAATCCTGAAGTTTACGATCCAGACGAATATAACAAAAGTTGTAGTAAAACGTTTGGACAGTTATTTGATGAAACTAACATAAGACTAGAACATATCAAGTCTTTAGGTTATAATATAATTACAAAGTGGGAAACCTAATGTATACTAAAGAATTATTAATAGAGGAGTTAAGATACTTTGCTGAATATTTAAATAGAGTGCCTACTTCTAAGGATCTTGTAGACCCTTTAATGCCTAGCTTAGTTACGTATATTAGATACTTCGGTTCTTGGAATAATGCTTTGAAAGAGGCGGATTTTCCTATATACAAAGAACAACCCACGTATAACAAGGAACAGCTTATTAGTAATTTAATAAATAATAAAATTACTAAGGTTTCTGAACTAACAAAACCTTCTATAAGTGCTTATACGAAACAGTTTGGTTCTTGGAGTAATGCTTTGAAAGAAGCTAATATTCCATTAAATAAATTTAATGATATAACCAATAAAGAACTGTTAAGCATACTAAGAACTTTTGGAAAAAGAACTCCTAAGTATGCTGAAATAAAGAATGCAGAACATATACCTTCTATAGATTTGTATATAAAACGCTTTGGTTCCTATACCAATGCTTGTATAAAAGCAGGTCTAAAACCTAACTGTAATCAATCACATATTACGGAAGAAAACTTAGCTCTATCTTATAATAAAGAATGGCTTAGTAAAGAGAATGAGACTAAAACTTTACACGAAATAAGTAATGATTTAGGATACAATAACCATAGAATGTCCAGTAGATTCAAGGAACTAGGTATCAAACCTAACTATAGTCTAACAAGTTCCTTAAAAGAAAAAGAGTGGTTAGATTCTTTAGGCATTACAGAAAGACAGTATCCGATAGCGAACTATAAAGTCGATGGATACGATCCTGAGACTAATACAGTATACGAGTTCTTAGGTGATTACTGGCACGGTAATCCTGAAGTTTACGATCCAGACGAATATAACAAAAGTTGTAGTAAAACGTTTGGACAGTTATTTGATGAAACTAACATAAGACTAGAACATATCAAGTCTTTAGGTTATAATATAATTACAAAGTGGGAAAATGATATTTTACAACTGGAAGAAAGTGTTAAAATTAAGTAAGGGCAGTGTGCAAGACATTATACGAATTATGTATGCTAATACTTACAGAATTACTGTCCCTAAACATAGAAGAAATAAACGAAAGTTTAATTTACTAACCCAAGACATAAAAGGAGATTCATATTTACTAAATCCAAGAGATATATTTAAAAACGATAAACATGCAACACTTAAACAAATGGCTGAATATATAGGTTTGGCGAGTTTAAGAAATTATTTAGATTATAAATGGTATAAAAGTACAACTTTACCATTTAGATTTACTAACCTAGATCGACAAGCTATAGAAGACAATCCATTGTTAGAAATAGATAAAAACGATATAATACAATTTACTTTAGAGGAAATAAGATAAAATGGCAATTAAATTTGGAAATATTAGTGGTAAAGCTAAGAAAAGCTCTGCTGAGGCATATACTTACAAAGAGGGCAACAACGTTGTTCGTATGATAGGCAATATTCTCCCCCGTTACGTATATTGGGTAACTACAGCAGATGGCAAACGCGTTCCTATGGAATGCGTAGGATTTGATAGAGATAAAGAGCAATTTACAAATATTGAAAAGGATTGGGTACGTCATTATCATCCTGATATGAAATGCTCTTGGGCATATGCTGCACAATGTATAGACCCTGATGACGGTAAGGTTAAAGTACTTAACCTAAAGAAAAAACTATTCGAAGCTATTATGATAGCAGCGGAGGATTTAGGTGATCCAACTGACCCAGACACTGGCTGGGACTTAGCTTTTAAGAAACAAAAGACGGGACCATTACCTTTTAACGTAGAATATACACTTCAAGTTTTGAAGTGTAAAAATAGAGAACTTACAGAGGTAGAAAGAGAAGCTATTAAAGACCTTCAAGATATTGATAGCGTAATTCCTAGGTCTTCTTCAGATCAGCAAAAAGAATTTATTGAAAGTCGTGTACTAGATAATAGTTCTTCTGATGTACCTGATGAAGTGGCAGAGGAAGTTTCAGAACTACTTTAAGATATAACGAGAGCCCCTTAATTGGGGCTTTTAATTTACAGGAGAGTAAATGGAATATACAGACCAATATCTAATAGAAGACTTAATAATATTTAAGGAGTATTTAGGTAGAATACCTAGCAGCAGGGATATGGATCTAGATGGATTAACTCCTAGTAGTAAATTGTATAGTAAAAGATTTGGTACCTGGAATAATGCTCTAAAAAAGGCTGGTTTATCTATATTACGGAATAGCGTAAACTACTCTCATAAGTCTGATGAATTTTTAATAAGTAAACTCAAAACATTAAAAGAAGAATTAAATAGAACCCCTAGAAGACGCGACTTAGCAGGTATAAAAGGCCTACCAGGCAGAGGGGTATACGAAAGACGCTTTGGTTCTTGGGATAATGCTCTTATAAAAGCAGGTCTAAAACCTAACTGTAATCAATCACATATTACGGAAGAAAACTTAGCTTTATCTTATAATAAAGAATGGTTACTCCAACAGAATGAAACTAAAACTCAATATGAGATAAGTAATGATTTAGGTTATAATAAACATAAAATGTCTGGAAGGTTTAGTGAACTGGGAATAACAACTAAGTATCACACTGGTTCTTTAAAAGAAAAAGAGTGGTTAGATTCTTTAGGTATTACAGAACGACAGTATCCCATAGAGAACTACAGAGTTGATGGATACGATCCTGAGACTAATACAGTATACGAGTTCTTAGGGGATTACTGGCACGGTAATCCTGAAGTTTACGATCCAGACGAATATAACAAAAGCTGCAGTAAAACGTTTGGACAGTTATTTGATGAAACTAATAAAAGACTAGAACATATTAAGTCTTTAGGCTACAATATAATTACAAAGTGGGAAGACACTCAATGAAGTATACTGACCAAGAGCTAATAGAGAGCCTACAGAAGTTTTTTAAAGAGTTTGGGTACAGACCTGTTCAAAGAGACTGTGTAAGTATTGAATACTTAAAAGGTAAAAATACTTACTGTACAAGATTTGGAAGCTGGAGTAACGCGATAAAAGCTTCAGGACTAGATAAGGAAAAGGTTAGGGAACGTACCTCCCCTTCTAATAAAGTTAGTACAGAGGATTTAATACAGTATATAAAAGAATTACATAAAAAACTGGGTAAAAGCCCTACTGCACTAGATGCAAGAAAGTATTCTGTTAGAACTTACTGTAATAGATTTGGAACATGGAATGAGGCTTTAGAAGCTGCAAGTATTAAACCCAATACTCCCCAGAAGTGGGTTATACGTAACGAGGGGTTCCCTAAGCTACAGAGTAAAGATTGGTTATTGCAGCAGAATAAAACTAAAACTTTAAGAGAGATAGCTAAATCACTGGGTTATAAATCTGTACGTAGTATAGGTAAAGCTTTTGAAGAATTAAGTATTAAACCTAGAAGACATAAAGAATCCTTAAAAGAAAAAGAGTGGTTAGATTCTTTAGGTATTACAGAACGACAGTATCCCATAGAGAACTACAGAGTTGATGGATACGATCCTGAGACTAATACAGTATACGAGTTCTTAGGGGATTACTGGCACGGTAATCCTGAAGTTTACGATCCAGACGAATATAACAAAAGCTGCAGTAAAACGTTTGGACAGTTATTTGATGAAACTAATAAAAGACTAGAACATATTAAGTCTTTAGGCTACAATATAATTACAAAGTGGGAAGACACTCAATGAAGTATACTGACCAAGAGCTAATAGAGAGCCTACAGAAGTTTTTTAAAGAGTTTGGGTACAGACCTGTTCAAAGAGACTGTGTAAGTATTGAATACTTAAAAGGTAAAAATACTTACTGTACAAGATTTGGAAGCTGGAGTAACGCGATAAAAGCTTCAGGACTAGATAAGGAAAAGGTTAGGGAACGTACCTCCCCTTCTAATAAAGTTAGTACAGAGGATTTAATACAGTATATAAAAGAATTACATAAAAAACTGGGTAAAAGCCCTACTGCACTAGATGCAAGAAAGTATTCTGTTAGAACTTACTGTAATAGATTTGGAACATGGAATGAGGCTTTAGAAGCTGCAAGTATTAAACCCAATACTCCCCAGAAGTGGGTTATACGTAACGAGGGGTTCCCTAAGCTACAGAGTAAAGATTGGTTATTGCAGCAGAATAAAACTAAAACTTTAAGAGAGATAGCTAAATCACTGGGTTATAAATCTGTACGTAGTATAGGTAAAGCTTTTGAAGAATTAAGTATTAAACCTAGAAGACATAAAGAATCCTTAAAAGAAAAAGAGTGGTTAGATTCTTTAGGTATTACAGAGCGGCAGTATCCGATAGTGAACTATAGAGTTGATGGGTTTGATCCTGAGACTAATACAGTATATGAGTTCTTAGGTGATTACTGGCATGGCAATCCTGAAGTTTACGATCCAGACGATTATAATAAAAGCTGCAGTAAAACGTTTGGACAGTTATTTGATGAAACTAATAAAAGACTAGAACATATAAAGTCTTTAGGCTATAATATAATTACAAAGTGGGAAAACGATTATGAAAATACTGTTTAGTGCAGATTGGCATATTAAACTAGGTGCTAAGAATATACCCCGAGAATGGGCAATTAATAGGTATGAACTACTATTTAAAGAGTTATACAAACTAGAAAAAACTGTGGAATTACATGTTATTGGGGGTGATTTATTTGATAGATTGCCCACACTAGATGAACTCAGTTTATACTTTCAGTTTATTAAAGATGTTACTATTAGAACCATTATCTACCCAGGTAATCACGAAGCCCTAAAGAAAACTACTACCTTTCTTAGTAATTTAAAAGAGGTTACTAGAGCTGTGAATCCTCTGGTAGAGGTTATAGATGAATATTATAAAGTGGATAATATGGACTTTATCCCGTATAATAAGTTAAAAGATTTTAATCCCGAAGATTTTACAGGAGATACTCTTTTTACTCATGTGAGAGGAGAGATTCCTCCACATGTTACCCCTGAAATTGATTTGAATAAACTAAGTAGATGGGAGACTGTTATAGCAGGAGACTTACACTCTCATGAAAATAGCCAGAGAAACATTGTGTACCCTGGAAGTCCTATTACTACGTCTTTTCACCGTAATCCTGTTGATACAGGTGTTTTACTATTTGATAGTAATACTCTTAAAAATTCTTGGATGAAACTAAAGTTACCTCAGTTAATTAGGCAAACAGTAGGACATCCAGATCAGATGAAGAAAACAACTTATCATCATACTATATACGAATTAGAGGGAGACCTATCTGAGTTAGTAAAAGTAGATAAAGATAATGATTTACTAGATAAAAAATTAATTAAAAGACAGAAAGATTCCGCACTAATTCTAGATGCTAGTATGACATTAGAGGAAGAACTAGCAGAATATTTACAATATATTCTTGGATTAAATGAAAAGAAAGTTAAGGAGGTTCTAAAAGTATACCATGATTACACTTAAAACGCTCACATGGAGTAACTGTTTCAGTTACGGTAAGGATAACATCCTTAAACTAGATAGTGATATACTTGTACAGCTTATTGGAGAAAATGGGGCAGGAAAGAGCTCTATCCCTATTATTTTAGAAGAGGCTTTATTTAATAAAAACTCTAAAGGAGTTAAGAAAGCAGACATTGTTAATAGAAGTGATCCTAAAAATGGTTATACAATAGGACTATCTCTTGAAGTAGGAGGTAAAGAGTACACTATTAGTATTAATAGAAAGTCCAGTCTACAGGTAATATTAGAATGTAATGGTGAGGATATATCCTCTCATACTGCTACTAATACTTTTAAAACTATAGAGAATATAATAGGTACAGACTTTAAAACTTTTAGTCAGCTAGTATATCAGAGTACAACAAACTCTTTACAGTTTTTAACTGCTACAGATACTAATAGAAAGAAATTTTTAATAGAACTACTTAACTTGGATAACTATTTACAATTATTTGATAACTTTAAAGGTGCTCATAAAGATGCATTAAATGAAGTATCTGGTATAAAGGGAAGTATTGACACAATTAATAAATGGTTAAATGCTAATAAAATATTGGACAATAAAAAGAGGGTAGAGAAGAAAATACCTTTAGTAAACAGTACGGCTTTAGAGGAACAGGGTTCTTTAAAGTTAACACTTAAAAATATAACTAAAATAAATAGTTCTATTAATACTAATAATCAGTACATTAGTATGCTATCTAACATACCTTCAGATGCGTTAGTTAGGGAAGTCTTGCAGCCGGAATCGGATTCCTCCATACACGAAGAAGTGGGGTCTATTAAGGGTTTAATACGTACCTCTAACATTCTTATTAAAAAGCTGGAGGATATAGGAGAAGTATGTCCCACTTGTTTACAGAATATAGATGAGAAGGCTAATAATAGCTTAGTTGTACAACATAAAGATAGTATTAATTCTAACTCAAAAAAGATTAAGTCTTTAGAAATAGAGTTAAAAGGTATCGAAGATCAGCAGAGATTGTTTGAAACACACAATAAGACTGTTCAAGAGTTTACTCGATTAAATTCTTTAATTGATAAAGAACTACCCAGCGTCACTGAAGACGCTAAAGAAATACTAGATAAGTTAAAGGGTTTAGAAAGTATTATAGCTGCTAATGAGGTTAGTATTTCTGAGGTTATACAGTACAATACACAGGTTACTAAATTTAATACAGAGTTGGCTTTTAAGATTGAACAGATAAAGGATTTCAAAAAGGAATTAGAACTAAATGAAAAAGTCCTGAAAGATAGTAATGATACATATGCTAACTTAGAAGTATTGAAGAAAGCCTTTAGTACTAATGGACTTGTTGCTTACAAGATTGAAAACCTTGTAAAAGATTTAGAAGACCTTGTAAATGAGTACCTGGCCGAGTTGTCCGA